CCCCATATCGGCATAGAATTGCTCAAACGACTGCCATTCAGGACAGACCGTAATGCCTCTCCCACCGTACCGGGGGTAGCGGTCAACATTCTGGTTTCTGCATCGATTGAGCATTCCTTGCCACACGGTGTATTCAGGCACTTGGTGAGCGAGCCCGTGCGTGGTTTTCTGTGTTGTCAACTCTTCCACGCGGAGACAACCACAAGAACTCGACAGCCCTCTCCGGAGGTTGTTAGCACGCACCGAACGAACGTTCCCGCAGTCGCACTGACAGACCCACTGAGTGACGCGCTTCGGTCCAAGTGGGCTGCCCTTACGGATGACGGTCAGGCGCCCAAACCGTTGGCCGGTAAGGTCGGGAATGCGGCACGCCTTGCTACAGAACGTCTGGTGAGCACGCAAGGCATCGCGCATTGTCTTGCTGACGACCTTGCCGCACGTTACACAGGTACAATCTACTCGCATCAGGCCACCCCCTGGTGTCAGACCCTGGGTGCTCGAACACGCCAGGGTCACTTTATGCCTGGATCTTACCAGGAGAAACCATTTCCATGACTACCTGCCCGTGTGTGAAGCATCACTGTCCAGCGCCCGCGTACCTGCAGCGCCACCATGTTCTGCCGGTTTCCTGGGGCGGCAAGACCGAGCCATCGAATCTGGTAGAGATCTGTGGGACTGCCCACGACGCCGTGCACGACCTGTTGAACAAGTACGTGCGATACAAGGCAGGGAAAGGCAAAATGTCCACCCGACGGGAGTATCCCGCGTACGCGTGGACGCTGTTTTATCGTGCACTGAGACAGTGGCAGGACGCTCATGGGGACACCCCACCCACCGTACTCACGACACCCCACCCGTCCTGATTCACGCCAGCGTGAAACAAAAAAGGGCCCGGCCGATTACGGCCGGGCCCTGTGTTATGCGTGCCCGTTCGCGGGCGTCTCTTCTCGCTCCAGGATGATGCGGAGCAGTCGGATCTTGGCGACCTCGCCCCCCAGGGTATGGCGAACCTCTGGGCTGAGGGATTCCCTCATCTCGTCCCAGTGGCGCTCTGCCAGCCACCCGAGAATCATCAGGCGAACGGCCATTTTGTCGGTGCCGTCACCCAGTTTCTGCAGGTCTTTCAGGTCTTGCATGCGTCCTCCCTGGGTACCCCAGCATGGTGATGAGATCCTGCATGGGATACAGGTATTCCTGGGGCACCACGTACCCCGGCTCTCGCCCGGTCCCGAAGTGCTGGTACCACTCGGGATGGCGGCGGGCTTCTCTGGGCCAGTACCAGCCGACCACGAGCGCGCGGCCGGGTGTGTAGATCTTCCCCTCAGGCAAGGGCCGCCACTGCTTGATCTCATGCAGCAGCACCAGGGCCTGGGGCCAGGGGCCGGTGTCCTCAGGCCGTACCCACATCCCGTAGTTACGAAGCCTGGCAGCCCGCACGTCTACCCCACGGTCACCTTTTCCCAGGTCGGGCTCCGAATGGGTGGTCCCCATGCGCGGCCAGTAGGGGCCCAGGCCCAGCATGCGTGAGACGGCTAGCTCTCCCATGCAGCCGTCAGCGTGGATTGAGACCTTCTTGATCTCGCCATAGTTGGACGGCTTGAGGTCTCGCATGCCGCGCCTGACAGCGTCGTCACGCATCTCCTGACCCCACCACCACGTCCAGGCAAGGGCGTGGCTACTCAGGTTGATCCAGGTACCCTCGCCCAGAAAGCGATAGATCGTATCCTCAGGATTGGCGGACACTCTCAATCACCTCGTGGCCTGTAGTTCTCGATGGTGAGATTGACGAAGAGGCTGTCGTCGTCTAGCAGGCACTGCTCGTGACTTTTCCAGGGTATGAGTTGGTCCACGGGGCGACTGCACTTGTGGCAGCGCATGAACACGAGCACGGCCTGATTAGTGTTGACGATCTTGCCATCAGCACCCATGGTCACTCCTGATTGTTAGTCTGGTATCCAGCCCTCTCGGGTGGAGCCGGGGAACTTGCCTTGTCTCGTGTCGTGCCCACAGTAACTGCACGGTGGCGGGTAGGTTCCAGGGTGCTCGTGGCAAGGACAGAAACACCGCATCTTGGGGACCATCTCAGCCTGGAGATGCAGCCGTGCGTACTCCAGGGCGCACTGCGAACAGATGGCTGGCCCGCCACAACGGGCCCTCGATCCATCTGCATTCGGAACGACGTGACCGTGTCCACTCATGAACGTTCCTTTCGCGCCGAAGCTACCAGCGCACAGTTGTCATCATGCCGCTCGCCGTTGGTGCGTTCAGCCAGGCAAACAGGGCACTGGGCCAGTAGCTCCAGGCCACCGACGAGCCGTAGGGCTGTAATCAACCTGCTGCGCTCATCTTGTGGGGGCTGTTGCTCTGTTTCTGTCTCATAGATGACGATCACTGCCAGTTGGCGTCGTCTACTCATGTGTATTCCCTTCATCAAGGCGGGCCAACCACGCGACAACGCTGATCTCTGTCACAGCGACTTGTAGGCGTTCGCATGCCTCCAGGACGACGGGGATTGCGGCCTCCGACTCGGCCGATGTGCGGGCGGCGCCTCGTTTCGCCAGTGCTTCGAGGTACAGCTTGGCAGCGCCAATCAGCACCTCAACTTCCCTGTTCATTCACGGTCTCCTGGTCGGCAATGCACCACGGGGGCCCACTCGATCAACCAGAGCCATGACCTCCGGGAACCGCTCCATGAATTGCTTGCTGTCCATCATCCCTCCTACGTGAGCCGCGTGATGAATTCCAGATCCAGGAACCGTGTCGTCTCACGGTTGAACAGCAGGGACACCTGGCCCGTGGGACCGGAGCGGTGCTTCTCGATCAACAGGTCCACAATGCCACTTCGATCGCTGTCCTCGTTGTAGGCGTCGTCGCGGTACATCATGATCACCAGATCGGCGTTCTGCTCCAGTTCACCCGAGTCGCGCAGATCACTTAGTCTGGGCCGTTTGTCTGGTCGCTGCTCCAGGTTCCGTGAAAGCTGGGACAGTGCCACGACTGGGATGTTGAGATCCCTGGCCAGGACTTTCAACTGGCGGCTGGCTTCCCCCACCTCCTGTTGTCGGTTGCTACCCTGGCCCACCGTAAGCTGCAGGTGATCAACGATGATCATCTCGATGGGCTCACGCGCCATCAGGCGTCGTGCCTTGGATCGGATCGTGGTGACTGACTGGTTGGGCGTGTCGTCAATCCACAGGTTCATGTCGGACAGGGTGCCAACGGCACGGCCCAGGCTCTTCATCTCCGGCTCTGACAGTGGCTCCGACCGCATCCTGGTGGCCTTGATCCCTGACTCTGCCGATAGGATCCTGGCAGCAAGCTGGGTGCGTGACATCTCCAGGCTGAAGAACGCTACGGGCAGACGCATGCCCAGGGCCGCGTTGGTGGCCAGTGCCAGCGCCAGACTGGTCTTGCCCATGGCGGGCCGCGCCGCCAGCAGGATCAGGTCGGATCGCTGCAGGCCACCCCCGGTGATCTTGTCCAGATCCAGGAAGCCAGTTGGCAGGCCACGGCTTCGTTTGGTCGGGTCGGACGCTCGTGCCTCTGTCAGGTCGTCCAGGCACTCCTGGAGCACGTCCAGCCAGCGCACAAAGTCGTTCTCGTTCTTCGCCCTTCCAGACAGGTTGAACAGCAGACTCTCGGCTCGCTCCAGCAGTGTCTGTGACTCGTCCGTGCCACGGTAGGCAAGCGTGGCGATCTGCCCCCCTGCTGAGATCATGCGCCGACGGAACGCCAGCGCCGCCACCTGACGCCCGTACGACTCGATGTGGATCGGTGTCGGCACGGCCTGTAGCAAGCCAGACAGGTACGTCAGGTCGCCAGCCTGCTTCAGCTTGTCCTGGCGCTCTAGCTCTTCCGTTAGCGTGAGGTAATCGATCGACTCCCCACGCTCGTACAGCGTCAGCATGGCACCGTAGATGACACTATTGCGCTCGCGGTAGAAGTCACGGACCTCCAGGAACGAGCCCACCCGCCCAATCGCATCACTGTCGAGCAGCACGCTCCCGAGCACGGCCTGTTCTGCCTCTTCGCTAAATGGGATCGTCGGTTCGCTTTGATCCGATCGGACCAACGGGATGGGCTCGTTCATGGTCACCTCCTGGACACTAAGCTATCAGAATGGCAAATCGGAGTCGTCCGGGTCGAACGTCTCTGGCGGCTGGGGTCGTGGGCGGGATCCAGCGGGGACCGGCTGGCGCTGCTGGACCGGTGCCTGGCGCCGCTGCTCCTGTTGGGGCTGAGCCTGGGACGGCTGGTCTTCCTCGCGCGGGGTTAGCACCTGGACCTCGTTGGCGAGGATCTCCAGCCCGGCCCGCACCTGACCACCCTGGTCCGTCCAGGGGCGCGTCTCCAGCTTCCCGTCCACGTACACGCGCAGGCCCTTCTTCAGGTATTGGGACAGCGACTCGGCGCGGTTGCCGAAGACCGTGACGCGCACCCACTCGGTTCGGTCACGGTACTCGCCATCCTGGTCCTTGACCCTTGAGTTGGATGCCATGTTGAATCGCAGGAGCGGCGTGCCGCCTGCCGAGTACCGTAGCTCTGGGTCGCTGCCCAGGTTGCCGATCGCGATGCCTTTCAGCATGATCCCTCCATAACGACGGGCCCCCGTTTGTGGGGGCCCGTCATGTACCGCTCCAGTTTGTTGGGGTACGCACAGAACCTGACTCGCCCTTTACCGATGGTGCACTCAGACTCTATGGCCCGCTCCGGGTTTCTGGGTGTCCCTAGTCTTGTAGCTCGCTTACTTGCCCTGGTTCCCTCCGTTCATTTGGCCCGTTTTCTCCTTCTGGGCTGCTCCACACCGTGTGACTCTCTCCTGGTGCGTGGGTTCCTCAGGTTACGTGGACCGAACGTGTTTATTGGGGCGCTCTTCAGCAGTGCCTCGATCTTAGCAACTGGTTTGCTCTTCCGCTTTGTCGCGCTGAGGGCGAGTGGTGCTCTCTTCGATTCTGGCCCGTTCTAGTCTTTTGGGCCTTACTAGCTTGTTGGCTCGCTCCTATCGGATGGGCCTCACTGATCTGCTGGCGCGCGTGCGTTCTGTGGTGTTCTTCTGTTCGGCTGGCTCACTCGTTCTGCGTGGGGTTCTTAGGCGTTCTGATCCTCTCGCTATTGATGGGTTCCGCCGTCAAGATGGATCGTTCCTCTCGGATGGTGTGCTTCGCAGTCCTGTCTCGTTCGAGTACACCGGGGTGCTTCGCGATCCTGTCTCGCTCGTGTCCTATGGGTTACGTACGCAACCATGGCGCACTCTATTTCTATGGCGTCCTCATGTTCTGTGGTTCGGTCGCATAGTATGGGTTTCTTGTGTTTCGTGTCTCGCTCTCCGTGTTTGGTGTTCACGTCCTGTCGTGGCGCAATCAACCCCATTGGGTGCCTTCAACACGCCTGTTTCACTTCTGCTTCGTGGGTTCCTCCGGGTTGATGGTTCGATTGCCCACTATGGGTGTCTCTTTTCTCATGACTCGCCTTAGCTTCGTGGGTTCCTCTGCACCGGTGGCTCACTCCTGTGCTATGGGTTGCTCCGCACAACTGATTCACTCAGGTACTGTGGGTCACTCAGGCACGCTGATTCACTCAGTAGCTATGGGTGTCTCCTCCATACTGGCCCACTCATGCCCATTGGGTATCTCGGGCTCTGTTGGTCCGCACGTGGAGATTGGGGTACATGGGATCGGTGGCTCGCGCGTGATAGATGGGCTGCTCCATATGTCTTGGCGCGCTGTTGCTGACTGGGTCACTCGTGTCCCGTGACTCACGCGAGGTTGTCTGGTGTTCTCTCCTGGTATGGTTCGCTCTCTTTCTATGGGTGCCTCGCATTCAATGGCCCACTCAGGTGTCCTGGATCTCTCCCAAATTCTGGTTCGCTGTCCTCCGATGGGTGCCTCCGCATCTTATGGCCCACTCAAGTGTTGTGGGGTGCACATGACGTGTAGCTCACACGCGGACTGTGGGTGACTTCAAGAGACTGGTTCGTTCTCTCGATGTGGGTGGCTCACAAATGATGGCTCACACGCGGACTGTGGGTGACTTCAAGAGGCTGGTTCGTTTACGCATTGTGGGTACCACGACCAAGCTGACGCGCTCAGCGGCTCTGGTTTCCACGGCTGTTCTGGCTCGCTACTGTACGATGGGCTGCTCCCGTGATCGGACTCGTTCACTGCCTTTGGGTTACGCGGAGCACTGTGACTCGCTCTTCTCATGTGGGTTACACGAAGTCGATGGCTCGCTCACTACCTCTGGGTTACGCGATGTATCCGACTCGCTCCCCAACAATGGGTATCTCGGACCCGACGGCGCGTTCGCCTTCTTTGGGTGCCTAGAAGTAGCTGGCTCACTCCGAAGTCATGGTGTACTCAGGGTACGTGGCCCGCAGCCTCAACTATGGGTACCCCAGGTACGATGGCGCGCTCCAGTGCTTTGGGTGACTCAGGGGTTTTGGCCCACTCTCCTGGTGTGGGCATCTTCAGAAGCATGGCTCGCTCAAAAGGTATGGATGTCTCTCGGAGGATGGCGCGCTAGCCCACTATGGGTATCTCGTGGCAGACGGCCCGCTCTTATCCTTTGGGGTGCTCAAAGCCTCTGACCCGATCACATGGTATGGGGTTCTCTAGACGTATGGCGCGCTTCCTCACTGTGGGTATCTCAGGTGCGATGGCGCGCTTTTCCACTATGGGAGCCTCGCGTATTTGGCTCAGGACGGGTTGCGGCAGATCCCTTCGTGGTTCGGGATCGGGATCTCGTCCACGTGGCCCAGGTGCTCAATCACGTACGCGCGCGGTGGCACCACGCCGTAGCGGATCTCGTAGGCCACGTGCCAGTAGTGGCTCAAGAAAATTTTGGTCGCGTAGCGCCGTGCCCGTGCGTGGATGTGGGCCGGCGGCAGCTTGCCCTGGCTGTACGCCTTGTAGGCGTCCGTGTCGTGACCGATTTTTTTGTTGGCGAGGACCGACGCGGCTTGCTCCGAGAACCCACCCGCCTCCTTGGTCTCGATTTCTTTGGCCTTGCGCTGGACGTACAGCCTGCCGTACACGTCCTTGGGGTTCGACTGCACCTTGATGAAGCTCTCGCCAATCAGGAAGCACAGTCGCTTCAGGTCGGCGTTGAATGGCCGCTTGGCCAACGCCGCCGTCAGGCTGGCCCGTGTGATGTTGCCCTCTTCACGCTGGGCCATGGCCGCCAGTCGGTCGGGGTTGCGGTTGGCTCGCAGCGCCAGTGTCGCCAGATGCTCGATGGTCACGTCAGCGCGAGGTGGGACCACCTCGTTGACCAGGGCAGCGGCCTTCTCGCGTCCCAGCCAGGTGGACGTGGGATCCAGACCGGCGAACCGCCACACGGCCGACGGGCTGGACGCCTGGGTGATGTCGATGTGGGCCATCAGTCCAGCCGTGATGACCGGGCCGATGCCAATGATGGAGCGCGCCCAGAACGCGAGCCCGGTGGGCTCTTCCCTGGTCCACTTCGCCAGGGCCTTCTGGATGTCCTCTTCGATCGTCCGGAACGAGCCACTGGCCCAGCCGATCAGCAGGTTAGGCTCGTCCGCCTTTTCGAGCGCCTGCGTCTGATTGTTGGCGCCGATCCTGAACCCCTGCACTTGGTAATAGAGATCCACGATGTAGCGGATCTCGGACGGGCTGAGGCCGCGCAGGCTGGCGTCACGCAAGTCGCGACGCAGCCGCTCCAGCGGGCCGGGGATCAGCGGGTAGTCGGTGGCGTCGATGGGCGGGTTGTAGTCGGTGGCCATGTTTCTCTCTCCTGTGGGTACCCCGCACGCGGGGTTTCATACGGATTGCGATGTGAGAGCCTTTTTCCTCCTTTCGATGACTGGTGCCAGGGGGATAACCAGGCGTGGCTTCCGGCTCTTGACAGCGATCCTGTATGTCTGCCAGGTGCCAGATCGTCTGGATGCTGGGTGTAGCTCTTCGTAGGTCGGGAAGGCGACGAGCATCTCGCCCCGATCAACCAGGGCGATGTTGCGGTTGCGATAGTCGGTGCCCTCAGGCATCTCCTGGTACGTGTCGCAGTGGTCCTGCCACTCAGGGTCCACCAGGCGTCGGTTGGCTGGCACGATGGTATGGACCCTGATACCTCTGGCACGGGCGAGCCGAGCGACCAGGGCATCCACACCAACACAGCCACCGGTCACGATCTCCTCCGGCTGCGACGCACGGATGACGGTGTCGAGCCAGCCCGAGATGATCGCTTCGGACCCCTCAGGTAGCTCGCGCGCACCGGTCACGGCGATGATCTTGTGCATCTATCCTGGTACCTCCTCAAGCGGGTGCCGGTCGATGCGGGCACGTACCCAGGTGATCACCCTCTCCCAGCGTTCCTCTGGGCTGCAGTTCTGGAATAGGTAGTCGTTGGCCTCAGCCAACTCCCAGGCCATGGTCCAGGGCATGCCTAGCTGAGTGCCCAGGTACGCTGTGTTGGCGAGCGATTCGCTGTCGTCGTAGTGGTCCCACTCCAGGTTGTGGATGATGCTCTCTCGGCTCAGGTCCGGACGTTTCTGCTGGTGCTTCCAGGTTGCGTAGGCACCGATTGCGCACACCTCAGCGCCACACGCGATGTGGTCGGCCAATAGTCGCCGCTCTGGCATGTCCAGCAGGGCTCGTTCGATCTCCCTGAGGATCTTCTGCCCGCGTTTGCCGGCCAGGGCGCGGGCAAAAGCACCCTGCCACAGGCCAGGAGGGACACATGCGTCCCCGTCACCGTCTCGTCTCATGATTCCTCTTCCTCTTCTTCCTCCCCGTCGGATGGCTCGCCCTCGTCTGTGATGTCGTTGTCGTCCTCGTCAAAGAGGTGGACATCGACGGATGGCTGGGGGCCCCATTGCGTGCACGCACTGGACAGGTCTTCCCGTATCTCGGTCGCGATGTCGTACGGGCTGGAGTCGTCCTGAAACAGCACGTCATCCAGATTGATATCGATCACGATGTAGGCGCGGTTGCTCATGACTTGGACTCCTGGACCATGGCTTCGGCCCGTTGGCGGCGCGTGGCGATCTCGGTCAGGTGGACACGCAAGTAGGTCGCGAACGCCCCCAGGCGGATGCTCGCCTCTGCGCCCAGGGTGCGCACGTGCTCACTCTTGATGACGGGGTCCGCCGCCATCATCGCCACTTCCAGGCGCCACGACTCGACTAGATCGATGTAGTGATCGAGCACGATCTCATCGGATGGGTCGGCGGGCTGGGGTGCCTTTGGCACGCCGTGCCTCCAGTTCCTCGTCGTTGTCCAGGATGACGGTGACGGCGGCGATGACAGTCAGTGCTTCCCCAAACAGGAGCAGATCGTCGTCACCGCGTTCGGGGCTGTAGCCGCACCGCAACTCTTCGATAAGCTGCAGGCGGCCGGCGACGCTGATGTCGGACATTGAATCCTCCTAGACGATGTGTAGGCGCGTACGCCCGTTGACGTGCGCGTAGATCTGACGCCGTGACTGCATGGCCATGGCCAGGTATTGCTCACGCAGCCCGTCGTCAGGGTGGTCACGCTCGTACTGCCACGGATCCTCCCACCGCTCTGCTGAAAGGGCCCAGAATCGCTTCAGGGCGTGTTCCTGGGCCTCAAACAGCGCCGCCCCCTCCGGACAGAGGCCGGAGGCTGACGGCGCCTTGAGCGTGCAGTGGCAGGCGATTCTGGGGTGGATGCGCGCGTCCTGCTGGACCATCATGACTGCCCCCTGGCGAGCAGCAGATTGCTGCGTATCTCGGTCAGCAGGCGTCCCAGCCAGTTCTGCCCCTCCCCCTGGTGCTTTGGACAGACGCAGCAGCCCCAGAACCGGTCGTGCCAGGTGTTCCACTCAACGATCGGTGCCTGGAACGCCAGCAGTCGCTCCCTGAACACCTCCTGCTCGAACTTCCTGAGCAGTAGCTCTCGCATCACCCAGACCGAGTAGGGATCCTGCCCCAGCGTGCGGTTCCAGCCTGGGCGCAGGGTGACCTTCCGCCCCAGGCGCTTGGCCACCACCGGGTTGGTGGTTGTTGCGATGGGTGCCCGCTCGTGGGCGTGCTCCGTCTTAGCTGCCTGGTACGCGGCCTCGACGGTGCGGTACTCGTTCCTGTCACCTGGATCGATCCCCCGAATCGGCACCTCCAGTGGCTCGAAGTTGGAGAAGGGAAATGCGGCGCGCTTGCCGCTTGTCCATTTCGTGCGGTCCATCCCCACCTCCTGCATGCTATCGATGTTCTGGCCCCATGTAGATGACGACCCCGGCCAGCTTGGCAGCCTGGATGACCAGCGGCCAGTTGGGGATCGAGACCAGAAACTCGCCCGTGTCCTCGTGCGCGCCATCGTCGTAGGTGGCGTAGACGAACGGTGAGGCCCCTCCGACAGATGGGTTCATGGTCCAGTCGTGCAGGAACTGCCACGCTGCCTGGTGGTGCGGGTGCATCGTGACCATGCCCGCACTGATAATCGGGAGCGCGTGCAGATCCGACAGATCATCCCCCTCGTGCGGAGCCCCGTAGAAGCCGTTCGCCAGGTAGGTGCCCACGATGTTCGTCGTGACACGGTGGGCCTCAGCGGTCACGTCGACCAGCCCACCAGGCTCCAGGGCCTCTGCCAGCAACGGCTCGACATCCTCGATTATCTCTTTGACCTCTTCGATGTGCTCGCGCAACTCGTCTCGACTGATCGTGCGGGCCATCCGTCCCCGTGCCCGCTCCAGGATCTCCGGGAAGTCGGCGCGCGGTGGTCCGCCGCACCCCGCCTCGTCGTTATCTTCTCCTGCCCGTCCAACCCAGACGATCATCTCGGACTGGGTGGCGAAGTCCATCAGGGTTGGGAGCATGGCTGTGGCGATCACGAACAGGTGCGGGGTGATGATGGCGCCGACCGTGTGCCCACGGATGGCATGGGTGAGCCACTCGTCCACATCACCCCCGTGACCGTGCAGAAACAGGATGCCACTGTCCTGTAGGTCGTTCATCACGTGGATGTCGGCCTTACCTTCGTGCCACGCTGCCCCGTGGAAGCCCGTGTCGAGCATGGGCCCGAGATCCTGGTTGATTGTCTGGATGAGCGTCCTGCTGCGTGGGTGGCACTCGTGCGGCATGCGTTCTCTCCCGTGATCCCGCTTGCGGGCGTGCATGACGGTTGTGGTTCCGAACCACCAGACAGAACACCTGCACAGCCTTGACGTGCTTGCAGATCCCGTGGCGGTTGGTAGCGTACGGACAGGTACAGGTCTTCTGATCTACCAGATAGACGCTGCTCCCGTCCGAGCCCTGTATCCGATAAAACTGGTGGCCAGTGGGGCCCACCCAGGGCTCCCACCGGCCGCACGTGCGCAGCACGGCCAGGACATCGCGTTCCAGGTTCCGTACCGCTTTGGTTCTTGCCATAGCCCCTCCCTTAGGTGAGGCTGCGGGCCTTGGCAACGAGATTCACAACCTCGTTGAGATCCAGCCGCACGAAGCGCGGCAGCGGCTTGCCAGCGTACGCGGCCAACGTTTCGAGCGCGTCGGCCATATCCGTGAGCAGCGTGGTTGCCTCGTTATTGAGGCGTGCGACCGGGTCAGTCTGCTCAGACGGATGCGCGGGTCGCACGAGTTGTGGAGCAGCCACGATCGGTTCCTCCTGCGGTGCTTCCGGCACCGACGGCGTAGCGGGCGACGCCTGCGCTTGTCGTAGATCCTGGGTGGCCCAGGCGTAGGTCATCCCGATCTTGATCTTGCCTACCGTCGATGCTGACACGTCGTAGGCGGCGGCGATATTCGCGACCGGCTCACCGTTCACGGCAAGCTGATAGATCTCGCGTACCTGATCAGCCGTCAGCTTGCTGAGCGAGCCGCCATGAATGGGTCGACGGGACTCGATGTCCTGTCCTGAGGTGATCACAGCGTTCGCAGCTTCGATCGCCTCGTCAATGGGATCGACCTTGTCATCGTCAGAGACCGTGACCCCATCCAGGATCGGAACGATCCCACGGGTCTGGTCGATGCGAAGCTGACGCTGCCGATCAATCACGGGCTGGCCCAGTGGCGTGTATCGTGCTCGCAACAGGCCGATCGGCAGCTTGAACTGCTGGGACTGGTCAGCGCCGCGTCCGACGACACGGTAGAACACATTTGTGGCTCCCACCCGTACGATCCTGATGGGTTGACCCTGGCCACGCGCACTGACGCAGGCCCAGAGGCTGCCGGGCTCGATGGGAGGCTGTTCGTTCGGCTGCGCTGCCACCATGGATCCCTCCGTTGCGTGGGGTGGGGCAGACTACAGAAACGTAGTCTGCCCCACCGAGAGAACAGACGCTCGCGGCGCCTATGGTCTGACGATGCCAGGGGACATGGATATCACGCTCACGATCTCCCGATACGGGCTCCCATTCAGGACTTCGAGGGGACGCCAATGCGGTCGACTCTGGTGCGCAGACCGAACGCCTGGGCACTGATGGTGACCACCTCGATGAATTTCGGGTCCATGTAGGCGGACTGCCCCTCGTAGTTGCGGAGGTACTTCAACAGGTGGTACTGCCCGCGTGAAGTGGCGGCTGACACGACCGCGTCACCTTCGGGTAGGCCCAGGGTGAACACGATGTCCGCCACGGACGGGTCGACGTCCGCCGGATCGTCCGGGGTGGTCATGCGCTGGGACATGCTTCCCTCCTAGAGATGCGTGGTAGGGGGAGGTTGTTACTCCCCCTACCCTAAGACCTAGACCGCGAGGTCCAGGTCATCCTGGATTGGTGCGCGGCGGCGGCGCCCCACCACCGTCACATCCAGGTCGTCGTCCAGGGTGGCCACCGTAGCCGTGCGGCGCTGGGCAGCCTGCACGATCTCCGGCAGATCGTCAGGGATAGTGCCCTTCCTGGCGCTGCGCTTGATCGGCACGTTCAGCGCCGCCAGCGTCAGGCGGGCTTCGACGCCCAGGTCCGTCAGCACGGCTCGCACCTCGTCGGAGTCGCGCTTGTCGGATGGCGTGTCGACCAGGGTAGCCAGCCGCGCTAGCTCCCGATCCAGGTCGTCGTCCTTGAAGAACTTCAGGCGCTCGACGCTCTCGATCAGGTTCGAGAGTTGCTTGGTGCTGTTGCGCGGCAAGCGATCGCCATTCGCCTGGAACGCTTCCAGGCTATCAGACACCGCGTCGTACACCCGCGTGCGGATGTCCGAGATGATCTGCTGCGCGAACGATTGGACACCGCCGGCCGCGTCGCGTGCTGCCGTTCGTGCCAGATCGTCGGCTGCCTCAATCTCGGCACTCAGGCGAGCCTTCTCCTGGGCCGCGATCAGGGCCGACAACTCCAGGTAGCGCACCTGTCGCTCCCAGTAGAACGAGTCGGCAATGGCGTCCGCACTGGTTGGCAGCGACAGCCGATTGACGAATGCGGCGACCCACTCCTGCTCGTCAGGGATCTCCCCTGCGATGTCGCCGGCGATGATCGCCTTGCGCAACTCGGCGTACTTGGAGCGTCCCAGGATCGCGTAGTCCCGTCGGACCTCGCGCTGCATGTCGTCCCACTCGTCACGGATCTGCTGCGCCAGCGCCATGTAGGCGGCCTCGCACTCCTGGTCAGCGGCCCGCCACTCCTTGTAGCTCTTCTCTGGCACGAATGCGCCCCACATGGTGCCGATGGCGTAGCGGCTGCGCTGGCCGTTCGGGCGTTCCTTCAGCAGTTCCCGCGCGCGGGAGTCCAGCCGCTTCATCGCCTTCACGATGCGCTCAGGCACGAGGTAGCGCATCGGCAGGCTCACCACGCGGCAGATGGCGTCACGGTCGGCCGTCGGGATGTGCGTCCCCCAGGTCTCTTCAGGGGTAAGCTGGCGGGTGCAGCGGTCGCCGCCGATCTTCAGCTTGACGATGTAGCCGGACTCCAGCAGGGTGTTCCAGTAGCTCTCGTCAATGGTGATGGTGGCGGCATTCTCGTTCAGGTTGGCGGCAACTTCGGCAACGGTGGTGGTCATGGTGATCTCCTGTTGGTGCTCTAACGCTGGCTGTTGCCTCGTCGTCCAATCACGCGGATCTCGTCATCCGACAGGCCGTCGCGCTGCCGTCTCTCGCGTGCCTGGCTGGGCCGTAATTCGGCAATGGGTGCCGGTGGGGGAGTATCCATCTGTTCTTCGCGCGCGGCCTTGATGGCGCCGCGCTGCTCGCTTAGCACCTGCTGGATGTGCTTGCACTCGAAGGTGTACGTCTGCCCCTTGTTGACGCCACGGATGATGTAATCGGGGCAGGAGCAGACTGCCCCGTACTCAAAGATGGTGACGGTGTAGGTGCGGTCAGCCCTGGTTGCTGACCGCACCTCGCCACGCCACACCTGGGCCCCTGGGATCGCGTTGTCGCTCATCGGATGTCCCCCAGATCGAGCAATTGCCCACCCCGACGCACGGGCTGGGGCTGCTTGGTCTCGGAGTCCCGCTCGCGGGCACCGATCTCGGCAACACCGCCGCCCATCTGGGCGCGATATCGTTCTGGCACCAGGCTGCGCTTGTTGCACGCCTTCAGTGCCAGGTTCGTCCAGTAGCGGACATCGGCTGTTGCCGACACCAGATCGGCGCGGGCTTCGACCAGGGCCTCGTCCATGGTTAGCCCGTCCAGTTCCACCAGGGTACTGGCTTCCCGCACCAGTCCCTCCAGTTCTGCCTGGGTCCAGTCGTCCGTTTCGCGGGCGATCCCTGCGAACTGCTCGTTTGAGATCTCGCCGTACCCCAGTCGGCGGCTGACGCGCACCATCACCTCAGCCCGATCCTCTGCTGTTGCCGGCACCAGGAACGGGATCGTGGTGTCGAACCGACCCGGCCGCTTCACGGCAGCGTCGAGCACGTCTGGGCGATTGGTGGCGCCGATCGCCAGGATCCGCCCACGGTTCGACGGATCCCCAAAGAACGTGAGCATGGCCGCGAACAGGGAATTCTCGGCAGCGCCGCCGCCACCGCTGTCGGGGCCACCGGTGCCGCGTCGGAACGCTTGCTCGATCTCGTCAATGAAGACGACACACGGGGCCAGTGCCCGCAAGCCCGCGAAGAACTTGGCGACCTTCTGGTCAGTCTCGCCCACGACGCCGCCGCGCAGGGATCCGACGTTGCCGCGCACCGAGTTGAACCCAATCTCGTACGACAGTGCGTCGGCCACGAACGTCTTGCCCGTACCTGACGGACCCGTGAACAACAGCCCCATCGGCACCTTGTCCGCCAGGGCCGGGTCAGTCATCGTGCGGACCACGCGGCGCTTGAGGAAGTCGATTGCCAACTCGTGGCCACCGACCGCGTCGAAGCCAAACTTCGGGTCGACAATCTCGATCAGGCCGGAGTACTCGGTCTGGATCGCTTCGGCCTTGCGCTCCTGGATCAACTCCCTGGTGATCGTGCCGCCGTCGCGCACGGCACGCAGGCAGATGTCCTCAATGTGGCGACGGAACAGGCCCGCCGTCTGGGCAGCCAACTCGATAGCGGTGATGCCATCGAGCGTCAGTTCTTTCTCCTGGATGGTGCGCTGGCAGAACGCGAGTCGCTGGGGGTAGTCCGGCGCCGCGATCTCAATCGAGCGGATCCCGCTGCTGGCCGCCCTCAGGTCCGAGTGGACCTCTTCCAGCAGAGGTGCGAACATGATCAGCAAGTTGGTCAGTTCGGCAATCCGATCGTCGTGACCAACGCGATGCAGCAGGGAGAGCAGCGCCAGCCGTCCTGGTGGCGTGGTGGCCTTGTCGCCCGGCGGGGTGATCAAGTCCATGCGCTCGACAATTGCGGCGCCTCGTCGGCCGTAGAGTGACGTGAATCCCTCTGGGTCGGCCCGACGCAGGAAGGTAATGATCAGTGGCAGCGCGCTCTCCGGCTCACTCGGCAGCGGTTCCTCGCCACCCTCATCGCCATAGATCTGGGTTGACTCGCCCTGGCCAAAGCCAGTGACCTCGCGAAACACGGCCTCGTTTCGCTTGCTCTCGTCGGCAGCCGTGGACGGGAACACGATGCCCTCGTCGGGGCTGTAAGTGACGACCAGGAACCGCGTGCTCAGCACCTGGCTGAGGTACGGTGTCGGGGTGATCGACTCTTCGGGGTGCTCCACGTAGTCGAACACGTTCCCGTGGACCAGGAAGCTGTTCGACACGGCAGCCCGATAGTCGTCCAGGATCGCCTGGAACCAAGTCGGACGCTCAGTGGCGACGGCCATGTGGCACCCTCCCTCTACTACTAGTGCTCACGCCAGCGTGAATGTGCTGACAGCCCAAAAGCCCTACCCCAGAAGAGGGGTAGGGCTGGGGTATCCGCTAGTGGGCGTGCGTCCGACCCGTATGCGCGATTCGATCGTGCTCTGGGTGGACGTGCTGCTCTGGCTCGCTCATCATCTTGATCGGGATCTCCTGATCAAGCTGTAGCTCGCGCTGAACCTGGCGACAGGCCCGCTCTGCCATGGCCTGTGTGATGCCTGGCTGCTGAGGAACACGGGCGTAGAGGTTGCCCTTCGCGTCCAGGTCAAACTCGATCCTGACGTCTGCCATCGTGACCTCCCTACACCCGAACCTTCGTGGCGACAGTGACCATGCCCTGCTTGAAGGGCTTCGTGGTCTGGCCCCTGAAGCGGGTCTTGAGCCTGGCAGCCAGCCGACCCTGCAGGGCCTTGCCAGCGATCGTGGTCAGATCCTCCTGGATGTCGTTGAGCAGTTGGCGGGCAGCGGCGGCCTCGTAGCTCGACGTTGCCTCGATGGTGCCGTTCTTGTTGATCGAGATGCTGATGTACTGGCCGACACGGATGACCGTGCCGTAGTAGCCCTGGGAAGCGGTCACCGGCCGCATGGTGGTCTTAGCCTCGATCGCCTTGACCACGTCCTGGATGGCGGCCTCGAAGCCCAGGATCTCTTTGGCGTTGTTCACGGTCAACTGGACCCTGAACACGCGGACACTGTTGCACGGCATGGGTTCCTCCTACAGGACGTCCAGGTGCCAGCAGTGCTGGCGGGCGATCCAGTGCTGCTCGTACGTGGTGTACGGCTCGCGGCTGGGGCTCGTGGTGAACGGCCCCGGCAGGTGCATCCGCTCAACGGTCACCAGGATGCAAGACGGCTCGTTCTGCTCCGGGGTGACTGCCACGATGCCACGGTGGCCCGCGAATGGGCCACCCTGAATCGAGACCGGCATGCCTTCCTTGAACACTGTTACTCCCCCTTCCCGTACTGCATGCGGTAGCAGTCGGGGCCCATGAGGCGCGTGCGGCTCGTCTCGTCCACCAGATCGGCGCCACAGCGCCAGCAGTTCTCGGACTCGACGGCGTACGCCTTGGCGAATTCGGTCGGATCGGCCGACCCCAGGATGATATCCAGGCCCGCCAGGACAGCCTTGACGCGTGGGGCCTCGCGATCCTCCACCGACGGCCAGAAGACGAACGCGCCCTGCTGGTTGATGCGACCGACGCTGTCGCCGCGCCACTCGCCCACCTTGATGGACGCGTACTTCTCGTTGGGGATCAGGTTCACGTTGACGTGGCTCACGCCGTAGCGATCCTCCTGGCCCGTCAAGCTGACCCGGTAAATCCCCTTGGGAACCCGCTTGATGGCCTCCAGCCGCTGGTCGTTGCGCGCCGTCTCGGCAGCGTTGGCCGCCTCAACCTGCGCCTTGGGCGGGCACTCCAGGTGGATGGACTTCTGGCCACGCGCCCAGAGGATCTGGTCGCCCTTGTTGATCCTGCCCGAGCACTCGGGACAGGATCGCCGTCGCCGAAATGCTCCGCCCGCGACGCACGGCTCTCGTGGGTTGCCCCGCTC